AGATCTTATCTGGCAGGTCCAGGCATTGCTCCTTCGTCTTGCGAAAGACGTGGGGCTCAATCTTCGACATCAGCTCCTCGACGCGCTGGTAGCCGGAGATGATGATCACCCCCCTGCGTCCTGGCAGGGGTCGGGTCTTGCAGTAGAGGCTCCGGAAGCTGGGGAAGTTCCCGCAGTCGAGGATGCTGGGCGACAAGAACTGCATCTGCGACCAGAGGTTCTCCAGCCCCTTGGCGATCGGGGTGCCGGTCATGATCACCCGACTCTGGGCCAGGGGGGCGAGCTCCAGGATGCGCTTCGTCCGGATGGCCTTGGGATTGCGGATGCGGCTGCTCTCGTCAGCAAAGATGCCGACCCGCCGGTTCTTCATCAGCCAGCGGCAGAAGTTCAGCCCGTCCTTGGTCGTAAGCGACTCATAGTTCATCGCCACGATCAACAGGGCGTCCTTCTTCTTGAGGACGTAGGTGGCCCGCGCCTTCCAGTCCTTGTTCCGGCTGGAAGACCAGGGCAGCGCCCGATACGGAATCGGGCAATGCTCCTTCGCCTGCTCCTCGACCCACTGAGTGTGGACGCCGTTGGGAGCGAAGACCAGAGCCGTGTCGATCTTACCCCCCTCGTAGAGCTCGGCCATCTTCTCCAGGGCCACCTTCGTCTTGCCGGTGCCTGGATCCATGAGCAGGCCGAAATACGACGGCTCGGGCTTGGAGCGTGAGAACTCCAGCGCCTCCGTCTGGTGCGCGCGGAGGCGAGGAATGAACTCGGCAGGCTGGATCAACTTCACGGCCGAAGCTCCAGGGCTGCTCGGATTTCGCGGGCCTTCTCCCGGCATCCGGCTTCGAAGGCCAGCTCCAAGGCGCAGCGAAGACTGTTCGCCTTCTCCTGCGTGGGGAACCGACCAAGGACGTAGGTCGAGGTCCGCGCATTGATTCCAGGACCGTTGATCGTCCATTCCCAATCGTCCAGTTCGTGGCCCGTATCGGCCACGCGGATTCGCTTGACGACGTAGACACTCATGTCACCACCTCCTTGCTCGGCCGTAGGATTCCTGGCGCACGTCCGTCGTGTAGACGACAGATGCGACGCCTAGATATTCATGCTGCGCCATCACGCTCGGGCTGGCGAGCCACATTCCGCAGGACCACATCTGGTCCAGGGGGGCACCCGGTATCCATAGGAATACGAACTTCACCCCCCGAACGCTGATCACGTGGAACAGAGATTCGTTGTCCCTCAGCGGGTAGCCGGGGCGCAGGCCGGGCCAGCTTGCCGGTCGGCTACGGCGAATGATTGTCGCCGCAGGGCGCTTGCGTATTATGACAGCCATCGTGGAGCTCCTAGCTTGGGGCCGCCGTGCATGGGGCCGCCTAGTGTATCGTGGCGCGGTATGTCGGCCACGCATACTGGACCTGTGGAATCTCCTCCCAGCCGAACTGACTATAGTGCTTGTAGTTCTTGAAGAGGAGTGCCGCCCGGTGCGTCGCGTGGAAGACTGGATCCCCCCACCACTCAGGCATCGTGTAGACCGCAGGCCCGAACATGTCCATCGTGTTGCGGTAGCCTCGCATGATCCACTCCTGAACGCAGACGTCGTGGTAGCGCATCAGGGCGTTGACGTTGCGGCTCCACATGTGGACTGCCGGGTGGTTCTCCCACCCCCCGCCGTGGAGGATGGTGTTGATGATCTGCCGGGCTTCGATTCGTTGCTTGCCGAGGCGACGATAGTCCAGCACGCGGGCGCTGTCCTCGAAAGAGGGCAGGGGGGCGAAAGTCTGCATCTTAGTCAACCTTCCTCACGAACATCTTTCCTTTCTGCTGGCAATGGGCGTTGATCCCCGCCCACATGGCTGCGATCTCCTTGGCCGTCTCCTTGGCCAGGAACTTCTTGGGTCGCCCCGTGTTCGACAGACTTCCCTTGTTGTTGATCACGAACATCTCGCTCCCGTTGGGGTGCTTCTCAACGACGATGTAGGGCATCAGCTTGCCACCTTAATGATCAGCAGTCGACGACCGGGCCGCAGGCGCTTCTCCGCAGCCGCAATCTCACGAGCCTTCTCCTGGCTGAAGCGCATGGCCTTGCTCTTGTCAACTTCGAACATTCCCTTCTCCCCCGTTGCGAACAACGGGGGGTGGAGTTCATGCCGGGCTTCGACGATATACTTCACACGAGGACTCCCTGCCAGACGCCGTCGTGCTTCTCGCACAGGCGCAGATTGCGGAAGCCCCGGACCATTCGGCTTTCGTGGTTCGTTGCCTTCTGCAGGAGCTCGAACAGGAGCTCTGCATCCCGCCGAGTCTCGAACCCGAAGAACAAGGCGGTCCAGACGGGAAACCCCCCGCTGCCGATGGTCTCAGTCTCGTAGAACACTCCGAACTTGGTCTGGTTCATAATCATGCCCCTCCTAGCTGGCACGCTACAGCCTAGCACGGCCCAGGGGGGATTGCTAGGTAGAGACCTCTCGCATGTCCCCCCAGGTCTTGCCCACGGCAAGGTCGCACACGACAGGCACGACGAGTTGAACGGCGGCGTTCATGATCTCAACGCATTGCAGGGCTTCCTTCTCGGAGGAAACGCTGAAGACGTTTTCGTCGTGGACGGTCATCCTCAGCTTGTGCCCGGCCCTCCAGGCATCCAGCATGGACTTCTTGATCATGTCGGCCGCGCTGCCCTGAATGCGACGATTGAACATCTTGCGGGCATCGTCGCCGCCGCCAGGGTAGTGAAAGACTCGACACTTCCGCCCGAGGATCGTCGTGGTGTAGCCCTCTTCCCGAGCCTCGCGCTCGGTGTTCTTAGCCGTTCGCTTCATGAAGGGCATTATCTGGTCGTATTTCTCAAGGAGAGCCTTGCCTTCTTTGCCCGGCGCCAGATAGTTGATCTCCTTACCTGCGTCGTTTACGAAGCTGTCTGGGCTGGCGGGCAGGCCAAGGGCCAGACAAAGGCTTCCTCCGCCCTGGCCATACATCTGAGCAAGGTTCAGGATCTTCGCATAGCTTCGCTTGACGCCCATCAAGTCGGCCACCTTCTGGTGGAGGTCGAGACGGGGGTTGCGGCAGAACTCGTCGGCCATCTTCTGGGCGAGCTTCGATCCCCCCTGGACTGCCCAATGAATCGCCAATCGAGGCTCTTGGGAGGCATAGTCGGCCGAGGCCAGTTCTTCGCCATCCTCGGCTTCGATCAGTCCGCGGATACGGCGAGAAGCCTGCTCGTCCCGAGCTGGAATCTGTTGCAGATTTGGATCTTGGCTCGAGAATCGGCCACTAACCGTTCCGCCGTCGTCGGACTTCAGGGCGTTGAACTGAGCATGAATTCGGCCCTTGTGCTGATGCTCCAGGACGAGTCGCTCCACGAACGTCACCCGTTGTCGGTTCTTGCGGCGGAGATCAAGGATCTGCCCGGCAATGAGTCCCGCCTTGCTGTCGTGGCCAGACAACGCCTCCAGGGTGGCCGCCGTCAGGCCGTCCACCTTCTTCTTGGCAGTCTTCGGGAAGTTCGTGAACCCCTCGTTCCGCAGCGCCCGCATCTGGAGCTCGATGTCCCAGGCGGTGATGCCCATGCCGGTCGTCGCCTTCAGCGCGCGGGCGGCCTCCCGCTCCTCGATGAGGATCTCCTCACGAAGGGCCTCCGCCTTGGCCACGTTGACGCGCACGCCAGAGCGGCGCATGTCCATGAGCATGGGGACCAGGTCCATCTCCAGGCGGTAGATTCCCCCCAGGCCCTCGGCCCGAATGCGCTCCATCTGGAGCTTGTGGAGTCGCCAGGTCACCGAGGCGTCCTGCTCGGCGTATGGGCCGACAGCGAAAGACGGCATCAGGGCCATCATCGCCTTGACCTCGCTGGGCTTGACCCCAGCCATCTTCGCCCACTCCTTCATCAGGCTCTCGTCCTTGCCCTCGCCGAGCTCGGTCTTGGCCAGGGCATCCAGGCTGTAGGAGAAGCGGTGCTCGTTGAGCAGGGGGGCGCTGACCTGGACGTCGTTGATCCGACCTTCGGGGATGACGTTCAACCAGCCCAGGTCGTAGGACGCATTGGCGAAGGCCCACTCCAGATCTTCTCGGCGAAGCTGGTGACGGAGCCAGCGCATGAACTTCCCCTTGTCGCCCTGCCAGTTCCCGGACAGGTGGCGGAGTGGATAGTAGCGGCAGACTTCGATCTGCTCCAGGCCCCAGGCCAGGGCGACACCAACGATGTATCCCTCGCCGAAGGCCCATCCCGGCCCCTTGTCCTTCAGCATGGGGTCGTGGGTCTCCAAGTCCAGGGCCACCAGACTTCCGGCTGGAATGTCTTGCAGCTCAGGCGAGGGGGGAGTCCAGTCCATGATCGTATCCTCGGGCCAACGCATCAGAGGGTTCCCCTAACCAGGGGAGTCAGTTGTTCGGCGATGCTCACGCCTCGGCGGTAGGCTGCCGGGTCTTCCTGGCGGAGGACTTCGATCTCCTCGTGGTGGGTCATTCGGGAAAGCAGAGTGCTCTCCGTCATGGTCCGCCCACACACATCTCGGTAGAGTTTGCGGAGCCCCCCGAGGGACTGATGGTTGAGCAGAATGTCTGCCGCCTTCTTGTTCGCGTAGCCCGCCCGGCCGAGAAGGCCGAGGGCCACTCGGATATCGGGACAATCCCGTCTCCAGTTAAACAGTCGCTTGCCAGCGTTGGTCATACAGGGTCTCCTGGCCCCCTAGGGCATGGTAGGGTGGCGCGGCCCTGGCAAGGGGCTCCCAGAGCCGCACCCGGCCTAGTCTTGCAGCATTCGCGCAAGGGCTTGCTGCGCCAGCGCCAGCATCGTGGGGTCTCCCCCCTGTTCGTAGGAGAACAGGCAGGAAATGACCACGCTCTCCTCGAAGGAAAGTCCCTGGGCCGTGGCATACTCCTGGGGGGTGATCACCTCCATCTCCTGGGGGTGCAGCTCGATCATCTTCTGCAGGAAGTGTTCGGCCTTCTGCAGATCGACCTTGCCGTTCTTGTCCTTCCAGCGGGAGACATACTTCGTCACCTGCCCGCCGAGATAGGAGAACCCGGCTGCCGTCACGAAGTCCCAATGCTGGACAGGCTTCTTGTAGTGAGTTCCGGCAACCTGCCGGTCGTTGGCGTTCTGTTGAGGAAGCATTTTTCTCTCCGCGGATGAAAGGGTGCCGACACGCAGATTCTCAAGCCACCGTGCGACAATGGTCTGGCCGACTGAATCCGTGACGGTGCCGAGCATGAGCCTCTGGTAAAGGCCGTCCCGCTCCAGAAACGCCTCCGGAAGATTCCAACGGCGATAGAGGTCTCGCAGCCAGTTCGCAGACATGGCCATCGCCTCACGATCTGCCACGCCCCGGTTGAGCATAAGCAGAAGCGATCGCCTGCCGTCGGTCATTTCGGTGGCGGAGTCGGGTTGTCCGTGCTTGCTCATATCAAGCCTGCCTCCTTGGCAAACTCTCGAAGTGGCGGGGGGACGATCGTCGACTGGTTGATCATGTGCTGGACGCGAGTGATGACGCTGCGGTAGTTCTTGTTCCCGAGCATCACCTCCCGCATAGCGTGCAGACCGGCTTCGATCAGGTCGGCCCACTCCAGGAAGTTCTGGGCCGAGAGGGGGAGCTTACTGCCGTGCTGAAGTCCCATTCGGGCAACGGTCCGGTTCTCGAGAGTCCGGTGCTCGTCCGTGCGCCCTGGCCGGGGCATGTCGCCGATGTGCTTCTCGACGAGGTCGTGCTCCAGCGCGGCCATCAGCACGGAGATCTTGTATTCCCCGTCGTAGAGTCGGGCGACCAACATGGCAACCCCCCAGGAGTGGTCGGCCAGCGTCTGCTCCTTGAGGGTCGGCATCGTGTGCCAGCGGGTCACGTCATGCCCGAACTGGATCAGCTCGTGAAGAGGGGTGTTGTCCACGATCAACCCTCCAGGAACATGCGGGCGGCGTGGAACCAGTCGCAGTCCGGGTAGTTCGCCAGACCACGGGGGGACTTCTCTCGCTGCGCCCGCAGCATCGGCAGAACGACATGCTCGACGAACGAGTTCGGGCTAGCGGAGGGAAGGTCCCCTGCCGCCAGCGAGCTGAACAGAACGTTGAGCTCCGGCCGCAGCATCTCCGCATTCAGGGGAATGACCGGCGGATACTCCACGGGCGGGGGGCTCCACGCCTGGGTCTCGCTCATGCCGGGGCCGAAGCTCGTGTAGATGTGGAGGTTCGTGCTGACCTGATGAAGTCGCCCGATGCCCACGCCGATCCGCGAGGCGATGTATTCCTGGAGGAAGCTGAACTGGACGATGTTCGCCCCCAGCATCCCCCAGAACAGGTCATTGCTACGATTGAAGACGGTGAGGTCCAGCTCGGAGCCGACCACGCGCAGGTTGACATGGACGTTGCAAGGAATGTCCTTGCTGTCGGCGCCCAGATCTTCCGCCGGTCTCCAGATGGACATCGTCACTTGCCGGGACGAGGGGTTCTCGAGGAGGAGGGCGCAGGCGAGGCCGAGCTGCGGACTCAGTCGACGACCGTAGTGCGCTCGCAGGTTCTCCCCGTCGTCGCTGTAGTTGAGGAACCGGGGCACGATGTCGGAGAACGGCCGGACTTTCCGCACTTCAGACAGAATGCTCAGCCCGTCCAGCAGAAACAGGAACGGATTGGCCCGGCGCTTCGGGCAGAGAAGCACTCGCTCCTGAGGCTCCAGGGTCGTGACTATGATGGGGTCCAGCAGGGTCGTCACCGGACCATTGCGGGTATTCTCGGCAACCCCATCGTCCATCACGATCTGGGGAAGTCGATAAAGGGCGTGATTCACATTGCGATACTTGACGTGCATGATTGCCTTCTCCTGGTTGGCAAGCCTAGGGTAGCACCTACACCACACTAGGGACTAGGCCCCAAAGTATGCGTTGAACTCGTCGCGGCCGCGAGCATAGAAATAGGCGCTCTTCTTGCCGTGCGTCGTCCCCCTCAACGACGCGCGGCAGAACCTCTTCTCCGCGGCCTCTGCGTCTCGGCGTGATCGTTCTGAGAAGAGATCTCACGCAGCCACCTACGCCCGGAGGCGGCCTGGGAGACGCGGAGATCGCAGAGGGAC